CAACAGGGACCACGTATTCAGCCAGGACTTTTTGCCCTAGCTTCGACGGCTCGATATTCGCGTTGCCTGCGATGTCGTTATTCGTCAGTGATCGATCGGGAATCTGTAGAATGACGTTTTGAATAGTGCTCATTTTTTGGCCTTATGGTAATAGTCCTAGTGCGTTGTAACTGAGTGGCTCGTAAAGCTTTTTTTCCTGCCAAAACGCGGTTTGCTGCGCCGGAGGATCGACGTCTGGTAGCTGGAATCCTTGTTCGTCAAGTAGCACCGGCTTGGCTGTTGGTTCGCCTGCCCTGGTGGCCCGGACTACTTCCGTTTTCGGATCGCCGTTCGGCAATGGTGGAGCACCCGGGATGATTACCCGCTTATAGTACCCTTCATGCCGCGATCGCGAATACCACGCCTTTTCCGGTGTGGTTCGGTAAGGGTAGCGGAATTGGATTACGGCCGTAACTTGATAGTAGCCGCCGAAGGGGGTTTCGGGAGACGCAACCGCTTTGGCTCGCAACTTTTGCATCTTAGCCGTGCCCGCTGGCCATTGCATGAAATTATCCGAGTTGACCGAATGACGATAACGCCCTTGAACGTAGCTTGAGAACGTCAGCATGTTTTTTTGGATCGTAACGGTCTGATCGGCAAACTTACGCCGGATTCCGTTGACGGGTTCGCCGTTGGCTGTCACCAAAGGATTGCCGTCGAAATCCTCATCGATTTCTAGCTCCTCTTCAACGTCGTCAAAATCGATAATCGCGGGGGCTAGCAATGGGCTTTGTACGCCGTTGTTTTGATTGCCCTGTGGACCGCCCGAGCCGAACGATACTTCGCCCTCATAGGGTACCGTAACGATCCAGTAAACCGGACTTTGTCTCTTCGGGCTTGCCTGAACTGCGAATACAAAATCAAAGCCATTGCCGAATGAAGATCCAGCCGCCGGGATTCCAGGGGCCTGCAAAACGTCATTCAAGGAAGCGTCGGGGGTTGTAAATACTTGATATACCTTTTGCAATCGCGCATCAGCCCGCCGGAAGTTATCGGTAATGGAGATATCGCCGCCGAGCCCGCTCCACATAAGATCAACGCTGTAGATTTTATCGTTGAGCATCTAGCGGATCTCCTGGAGCTGGAACTGTTCTTTCGGGGATTCCGTCGGGCTCTTTAGCGTCCCGTCAATGCTCGAAAGCAACTTGCTAGCCTCTGCCGTGTTCTTAACTAGCTTATCGATTGGGCTATCCGTTTGGCCTCGCACAAGCACCCGCGACTCAAAGGCGGTAAGCGATCGGATCTGATCTTGCAACGCACTAGCCGCCCCGGCTCTTGGCTTTAGATCGATGCCTATTTCTAGCTTCATTGCGTCCTGCAATGCCGCTAGCCGCTCCCGGATCTTCGAGTCAAAATCTTCGGTAAGCCCGCCGACCGATTCATCAAGAATGGCTTGCAAGCTTTTTTCGGTTTCGGTTACTGCACGCTCGCCAAAGGCTGGCATTTCCTTCAAGACATCCTCGAAGGTAAACCGCCCCGATAGAAGCTTTGCGTATGCGTCAACGAACCAATTGGCCCTAGCTAGCAAGCCGTCGAATACAAACACTACGTCGTTGTAGATCTTGTTAGCCGAAAGCAGTACAGACGCCGAAATCACTTCAAGCACATCCTCGAACCTGAACACCGCGATCTCTGCCGCTGTAAACCCAGTAACGAAAGCTTCGGCAATCGTTTTGCTTACGCCTTGCATCGTGTTTGCTAGGTCTCTGCCATGCTGAGCAAAATCATCCATCGCCGGAATCATCGAGCTTTGAATAAACTCAAAGGCAACCGCGAACCGGGGCAAGCAAAGCCCCGAAAGCCTCGTAAAGATTGTGCGCCGCCACCTTTAGCGCGTCACTTGCTTCGGTCGCGTGCTTTGCCGACTCAGCCTTATTCAATAGCCCCTTGGTGGCCAATTCACTGACTGCCGCAAGCCGTTCTTCCGCTGTGGCTAGTTCGTTGATATTCGGAATCAATCCCTCGAACGCCCCAAAGTTGCCCTTTACCGCATCCTCGACCATCCGCATCGCTGAGGATAAATCTCGATCAAACACTCGCGACAACCCAAGAGCCGCTTCGGCCATGTCCTCGATATCGCCCACCCCAGCACCGCGCCGCAATGCCTGAGCCATCTGATCTTGGATGCGACCCGAATCCACGTTGGTCATTCGCTCAAGGCTATTGGCAACTTTGACCATTTCATCCGATGCTGCCTTGCCTGCCCCTGGGATTAGAGCGACCGTCTCGGCAAGCTTGATCGATGAACGGTTCAAATCGTCAAACGCCGCAACCGATGCCGATGCAAACCCAACAACCGCCCTGCCTGCTTCGACGATTGCAATCACCGCTGCCGTCACGCCTGCTAATTGAGCTAGGCCACGAATCGAAAATTCGACTTGTTGAGCCGTTTGCGTCACCTCGCTGGAGAACTGACGCAACACCGCCGAAGCTTCGTTTTTTGCTCCAAGTGTGACTTCCACGTCAGCCATTTTTACGCCTTTGTTCTTCGATTCGATTCACGTCTGCTTCAAGTGCATTTTGCACCGAAACAAACCAAGCATCCTGATCGTAAATCCCGCCCGCCTCTGGCAAGACCCCTTTCGAGACCCAAGCCGCAAGGTTAGCCGCTGTACTGACTCGATGCCCTACGTAATCCTTTGGGCAATCGACGATTTCAAAATACCCTCGACCCTCGCAAGCATCGCACCCAGACTCGTCGCAACCTGGGCAAGCTAACATCAACGGGAGGTCGCTGCTCGGCTTGTTGTTGCATTGATTTCGAGTGCAAGACTTGCATAATTCGCCGCATCGGATAAATGCGGCTGTCCTTATTTTTTTTTATCACCTTCGCTTGCCGAATTGCCTCGCAAACAGCAACTTACAAGCTTTACCGCGTCGGCAACTTCAATCTCTTCGTCCCAATCGCTCAAAGGCTTGTCGAGACTCCAACCGGTCAAACAAATCGAGACGGCTTCGCGAATCGCTGCCATCTGCTTCTTTGGTTCGGTCGATTCCCTGAAATCGCTGATGAGCCCCAAGACCTGTTCAGTCTTTCGGAACTTCAAGCGGTTCAAGGTAAACTCGATGTCACACCCGTCGATTTTGTCTGTGAATGTATTAGGCTGCATGGTTAAAAGCGATTGAGAATTCTTGATCCGAAGCGTCCACGTTTTTGTTTGCTTGCCATTCAAGTTGATCGGTCATAATGCCGTTTCGCTCGCCCATTGGCTTGGCTACTAGCTGAGCCTTAGGCATTGCGAAGACAAGCGTTGAGGTTGTTGGGCCCGCGATCGTAAACGATAGGCTTCCTTCGGTCATATCGCGGAATTGACTGTATCGGTTTTGAGTGGCAATCAACTTGGATTCTGGATTGCCGGTAATTCGCGGATTGCGATCAGTGATAACAAAGTTATCGACCCCAGCCGCCGAAGTTGAGCATTCCCTAGCGGTAATCACGTTGCCCAGGTCGATCGTTGCCGACTCAAGGCAGATATTCGTCGACGCCCAAGACGTAGCACCGCCTGCAACGCGAAGCGGTAGCGTATTGACATAGTTGATCGAACTTGGAATTGCCGCGTCTGCCTCGTCATCGTAGACCCCTTGGAAGTCGAATTCGACCCGGCCCATTCTACCGGTAGGGAGGACGAACCGGGCATTACCGACCGCCCCGTAAATTCGCCGCCGGACCCCATCAAAGAACCCCGCAATTGTGAGTGTCTTTACGCTGCTCCCCGATGCCGGAACTTCGGTTTTGGGGAAGTAGGTTGCCGTCGAGAGAACTACACCGCAAGCCGGAAGAAAAGTGCTAGCCCATGCCGGAACTGCCGAGCCATCGTAGGCAAGGTCGACCGAGAAGGTAGCCCGGCCAATTCTGGCCCCTGGAATGGATGCTAAGCGACCGAAACCGCCTTGGCCTTGCCGTTCCTCGAAAGGGAACTCCGGGTTAATCATTAGGTCATAAGCATTGACGGTGCAATCCGCTGCCGCAATGGTTTCGGCTGTGCCTACGGTCGATTCGATCTTGGCACCCAAAACGGTCTTTTTACGTAGTAGCATATTTGTCTCTCCCGAGTATGTCGTTTGCGTCCTGTTTGGCTTCTTTGAGCTTGCGGGTCATTATCGATTTAGCCTGAGCCGCGCCGCGATCGAAGGCATCCTTGACGCCCTCGATCTTGGTTGCTTGCAAGTCTCTGAGTTTCTGGATTGGGAATCGAGCCCGTCCGAGCCGCTTGTAAATGTTTTTGCCGAGCTTAGGAATCTTCGGCCCGAAAGCCCCATCGAAGACCATCGCCGGGGTACCTCGAACGAATTCAATCTCGACCCCTTCGACCGTTTGCCGTGCTTTGAATGCCCTAAGCGGTACGGTAAACGTGTCGTCGATTTTCAGTATCGATTCCTTGGCTAGTACGTTGTCGATTATCTTTTCGTCAACGCAAAAAGACCTAAGCTCCTCGACCCTTTCAACGGCCATCGCTGTAACGATTTCTCGCTGAGTTCGCCGCCTTACGTCCCTTGTCGCTTCGTCAATGCGATTACTAAAAGCCTTCTCTAGCCCATCGGCGTAGTTGATTACCCGCTCGGCAGCGAGCTTCGCTTTTTCTTCGTGTGCCTGGATGTCGATTATCATTGCGTCATCGCCTCACTGTCGGATCGTCTTCATCGACTCGATAGGTTACGATCAACTGCATGTTCGCCCCGTCGATACCGCCATCGGACGTAAAGTTGATCTTGGTCCCGAAGGTAGCAAACAAAGCGTTTCCGTCGAACGTGTGCCAGGAGCTAGCCGGGGTACAGATGCACTTGCGAACATCTGACCCAAATTGATTTAGTAGCGTGTCGATTGCGTCTTGGCTTCGCTCTGAGGGCATCAAAACCAGGCGGATATTGAACTGTTGAGCCAACGCAACCGCCGGAGGATTGCCCGGACAAGATAACTCAGGGACTTCGTTTTGAGCTCCCTGGGTAACGATGATCTGGCGATCGATCGGCGTGTAGTTTGCGAATCGAGTAGGTCGCTTTACTTCCTGGACATCGGTTGGGTACGTAGTCGAATCGCCCACCATAGCCGATAGCCTGGATTCCAATTCAACCGCGATGAGTTCGATGATTGCTAGCGACACTCTAAAACTAACATCCCTTCGTCATGCTCAACAAGTCGAACAATAGACCGCCGCTCAACCGGCTCGCCAACTCGGGGGGATAGTCCAATTTGATCCCCGCCGAGGTCTAGCTCTTTGCTCTCGATGCCTTCTGATCCATCATTCGAGACGTAAACCATAAACCGTGGGGTTACTAGGTCTGACGCCTCTGGAAGCTGCAAGGAATCGTCTCGCACAACTACCGCGTTTATTTTCCTCGACCGACCGTTTCTTTTGTAGTAAACGATCGATTCGGCGAAGTCTTGCGGGTTGGCGAAGACGTTCTTGGCATCCTCGATGATGGTATCGCGCAAGCTCATCGATTAGGCTCGCTTGCAAGTTACCTTGAAGTAGTCGACAACAACCGAATCGACGTTGGCACTGGACGATTTTTGCAACTGAACAAGCGGTTGCAATCCCGAGGAGTAGCCACTCATATCGAAGGTGGTTGTCGCGCCGACTCGCTGGCCGTCGATGTAGAACTTGACATCGCTTTTGCCGCCCGTGAAGTCAATCACAAATTCCTTGTACGTGGTCCCAAGGGTTACGCCGCTGGAGATGTCGTCGTTGTCGCGCACCCCGTCGTCGGTTTCCAGGTAAACAAGCGTTGTGCTGCTTGCGCCCTCCATGCGAAACCAAGCATTGGCCGCTACGTCGTTAGCGGTGTCGTTTCGAGCCGAGCCAAGACCGAAGCAAAGGATTGAACCGCTTGTGAAGGTAGCTGCCCCGATCTTCACCCGCATCTCAAGACGTTGAATCAAGTCGATGTCGAAGTCCAGTGCATCATTGAAGTGCAAGCAAACATTTTCGACTTCGCTTGTGGATGCAAGCGTTAGGGTCGCTTCGCTAGTCCCTTTGGAATAGGTCGGAGCGCCGGAGGATGATGTATCATCAACAAGCCAAGCCGTAGCCGGGTCTGCCGAAGTTGGGAAGGTTGCTACCGCCCCGTTGAAGTCATCGTAAAAAATCTGAAAGTCGCGCATGTCGCCCATGTTCTTATGTTCCTGTTTTGTGAATTTTGTTGCCGTCCCAAAAAGCCCCCAAGCAATCGCCCAGGGGCTAGATTTCAATCGACACTACGCACGATTAGCGAAGATGCCGCGATGTTCGATTACCGCTGCTGCGAACGATTGACGCACCGTGTAGATGTACGAATCGTTTCGGATGTTGTAATCAGACTCCAAGACTGGCGATTCTTCGCCGCTCAGGAAGCTGATTTCAACTGTGTCAATCAGGCTGTTGTCGGCCACTGCGTACCAGTTGGTCGAGCTATTGGCATCCAGGTATGGACTTGCAACAACTCGCAACTGCCGAGCACCGCCACGACCGTAAAGGTTCGAGACTCCGCTATTTTTCTCGCTCTCGACCGATGCCGTCGAATTGACAAGCTCCAAGGCTGTTCCGGCGTAGGCCAAAGGCACCAAGAGAATAGACGGGGTAAGCCCAAGGAAGACATCGCTGTTGAGTCCCTTTTGCTTGCCCATCACCTCGAAAGCTTTGTCCAAGGTCGTCTTGCCTGGAGCCGCCGCACCGCCCGAAAGGTTAGTTCCGGATGCGTGCGATGCCGAGAAAAGAGCCACGCCATCGGGCATGGTCGGGTTCGACAGGAACACGTCATAGATCGCCTTTTCTTGCGTCCTACGAGCCGCCGAGCCATGCATCGCCGGGATGCGGGACAAGGCGTCGAGGTCATCGTTGATAACCGTTTCCCAGGTGACGGTAAATTCCTTTCCGTACTTCTCAACTTTGTAGCTCTTGCGTTGGTCGACAACCTTGCCCTCTGGGTAGTCCTTGCCTTCGGGAACTACTTCAAGGTTTGGCGATTCGCCAAGGCTGATTCGGTTGATGTTCTTGAAGTCGTCAACCGACTGAGCTTGTCGCACCCATTGGTCCCAAGTGTATGGGGCCTCGACGTAAGACGCCGTCAGGGTCTTGCTGGCCGCATCCAAAAGCAGGCTGGAGAACGATCCGCTGGTGTGGTAAACGTCGTTTGATCGACGGATATTCAGTCGGCCAACAATCCCCGGGTGGCCCATCGCAATGCGAACGATATCGCCTTTGTTGTGGTGCTCTGGATTGACGCCCATTCGCCGGACGCAAGCCTCAGCAAGCCGATAGAGCCCAAGGTTGCGGAAGTGTTCCGCGCCTTGAACGTCCGGGGCCTTTTGCTTTTTGATCTGGCCTTGCCAGCATCGCTGCACAAGACCCGCCGAAGCCTGAGCCATGAACTTATCATGCTCGCTTTCGGTAACGCTAAAACTGGAGCCCTCGACGGCCCCGCCTAGTGGTTGAGAAGCCATCTTTCGGATAATCCTTTCTGTAGCGTC